ATAGCTCGTGTGCGCGTCTCTTTCTCTACAATCGAGACGGATAGGGGTGTAGGTCAAGTCTTGCCGTGTCCGCTGGTTCCTACAAATGACCCTTGGGCGTATACCAAAGTTGCGTCTAGCCAATTTGGCGTATTCTAAGTTACAAAGCTTAACGAAGTCTGAGAAACTCCGGGGGCCGAAAGCCCCGCAGTCAAACTGCTGTCTTGAACGTCTCATAAAACCCACGTCGTCACCTCCCTGCGGATTGATAACCCCTTGCGAGAGCCAAATCAAATTGCGCAAACCCCCAACCAAATCACCCCAACTACCCAGTCTCATTCATTCCATGAGGAGACCCCCGCTGGAAGCGGCGCTAGATCTACGGCAGCAAGTGCTGACCGTCTCGACAAGCGCTTAGAGGAGCCCGGCGCGTCAGCCCTTCGATTTAAGATGTCCTCAGAGGCAACCCTTAATTTCGAAAATTGTCGCGCTCGAGTAGAGGACAGGGACTACTTGAAGCACTTCGAGCGAATCATCGCTCGAATCAACGATGCAGATCGCAGAGTTGCACACTCAGAACTCAAGATCAATGAGGAATTCGCCCAAACTAGGCGCGTTTCGCATGTGAGCCGCTGTCCTAACCGACAAGTGGCATCAATGATCAATGCGTTCAATGCATCACGTCGTGTCGCAAACACGTTAAAGCGAGAAGTGAAAGAAGCGTATGACAACAACCAACGCTCACTTGCTAAAACGTTGAAAGGCATGATACCAAAGGAGGTGGAATTCACACCACAACAAGCGAAGACGTACTACGGACGATCTGACACACGCTTCAAACAAACCGCTAGGCCGCCATTGCCGGCGCTACTTATCGGTGGAATTGAAGACGAAGATGGCATACCACAAATTGCTGTCGGTCTCGATGAAATCCGTCGTGCTTATGACAACCGAGGGAGTTGTCCAAGAGAGCTGCAGAGGCAGTTGAATGAACTTGTCAACACAGTGGCCGGACGCCAGGTCTTGACAAACGCCGATGCGTACTATGCGAACATCAAGAAAGGCTTGCCAAAGCTGGCACCTGGTATTCGCCGTTACATGGGCGGTTCCATTTTCGATTTCATAGCGACTTCGGAATTGATCAACAGCGTCGGCTCCTTTTGTCGTGAATTGTGG